CCTTGTGCCACTTCATTTTTATCCGCTTTCGTACTATCCAAAAAGACGATTTCAGTTGTTGCGGAGTCAATTTTACTAATTAAACTTGTAAAGTCTTTATTACCGATTATTTGTTCAATCTCACGTTGGATTTCTGAAAGTTCATAAATGTAATTCCCCTGCGGAATGCACTCCTTCCAACCAGCAATTACTGAGTATTGAAAGTTCTTCGTGCTATCAATTATTTTTTCATCATTTTCAAATGAAAACCAAGCGGTAACTTGAGCAACCTCTTGCAAAAAGCTATCCGCAACGATGTAATTGAGTTTAGAATTGATATAATCTACTTCGGTGACTTTGTCTCTGATAACATTTCCGTTGGGTAAAACAGCATTAAAAAACACAGCTAAATGGTTAAAGTTAAAGAGTTGACCATTGGCTGTGATTGTAGCTTGAATAGTTTGAGTATTAATATCCCCTTGTCTCATTTTAAGGAGCCCAACATAATTATTTGGCTCTGTGGTGGACAGTGTTATAAAATGTTCTGTCATAATAGACCCTTTCTAAAATTTGATATAATCCCTTGGATTCTTAAAGTGAGCGCTTGATGATGGCCAATATTGGTCCATAAATTGGAAATGCAAATGTGGTCCAGTCACCGGACCAGTCGCTCCCATAAGTCCAATTTGTTGGCCCTTTTTAACATTTTGACCCACAGAAACATCGATTCTGCTTTGATGTGCATACCCTGTATAAAGTCCATCCGCATGCTTGATGACCGTGTAATTCCCATACCAGTCATAATAATTACTTCCCGCTTGGACAACTTGACCATCGCCAGAAGCTAAGATTGGAGTTGTTGGATTGCCATTAACCAAGTCTATAGCATTGTGAAATTCTTGCGCTCCGGTGATTGGACTAGTTCTCCAACCCATTTCACTTGTTACGGTAATAGGACTTGAAATTGGAGCAATATAACCTCCGCCACCGCTTGGGATTTTAAGATTAACAAATTTGTTATACCATTCTTGCGCCCAAGTGCTACGTTCAGGGTGTCCGTTTAAGGGACGTTCAAAGTTTGATACAAACGCTTGTGTAGCTGTGTTAATATCCGTCAATGTCATGAATTGAGTCCAAGAATATGGATAAGAACTTGTCGCAATCCATTGGCCATTTGGTGAATGCCACATCAAGAGCTTGAATTGGGCTGTGATTGTGTCTGGATTGTCAGTGACTCCTGCTCGTGTCATGAGATTAATCATATAAACACGACCTGAGCTAGCGCCTGAACTATCCGTCCATTGCCAAACTCCATAGCCAAAACCGGGTGCGCCATTGCTTTCATCAGCTGTTGGATTTGCATCAGATTCACCCTGTGCATTTCCGAGTAAAGCGGCTGCCGCTTGTTTAGAGAAACCAGCCCCAATTGCCATCGCCCAGATTTGCCAGTACCGTTTGTCACGGTCACTTGTGACTTCTGGTGGGTATTGACCATTCCATCCACCGCCGCCACCAGAGTTTCCTCCACCGTTGGTATCGATTTTTACGCCATTAACATAAAAGTTACCTTTGATATTAAAATCACCCTGAAGTGTTCCATCTCCAAATAATTTAAACTTAGGTTTATCAAAAGTTGAATCAGACGGAATTTGGAAAACTGGAGTAGAAGAACCATTTCCATCATCTTGGTTTATTGACAAAATATAACCCGGGTAATTAATCAAAGCTGATCCGTTCGCCTTCCTTGTGTTCCCGTCATAAGTTCCAATGAATTCCCCAACTTTCCCACCGTGGATATCTTTTTGCCAATCAGGATTTTTATAATCAACATTATTTGTTTCTTTGTATTGTTCAATCGAAAAAGCACCATTAGATAATACAGATTGAAAAAAAGAATTATTTCCGATTGACTTAACGACAACCCCTTGGATAAGAACTCCTGCTAATATCCCAGCCGCAATGAAAGAAGCATTAAACGTTCCATCTAAAGTCCAAGCGGTTGTGCTTGCTCCATTGTGGACATCTTGGATTGTCGTCCATTGACCTTTTTGACATTGCTTGAAAGATATCCCAGCATTATTTTGAATCATGAAATACTGTGAATCTTGAATTTTTGGGCTATCCATAAAGACTTGTTCATAAGTTTCTCTTGATTGAGAAACGCCCGCTTCAATCCCATTGACCATGTAAATCGAGCCACCGTTCGCACCAGCACCGCGCATAATATCGTCTTGATACTTTCCAATCTCTGTGGAGTCATACCAAGTCATTTTGTTGCTATCAAGGTTAGTGATATTGCTTTGAACCTGTGACAGTTGTCGATTAATTGAGTTGCCACTTAAATTATCACCCAAACTAGCTTGTACTCGACCATTAACATGGTCAGTAACCACTTTAAACACTCTTGTCTGATAGTGATAATTTCGGTCACCTCTGTGGATTGAAACAGTATTTCCAATTGAATCGCTACCTAGAATTTCGGTACTGAATTGAGCCAATGGTCTGCAGTAATAAACCAGTTGGTCATAAGTCTTTTGCAAAAGCTCGCTTGCATCTTCCACGTCATCAAAAATAACAACTGATTTCCGAGGGAGCATTTCTCCATTTGACGGAATGCCATATTCTTTTGTCATTTCTGGATATTCTATCCAATTTTGACCTTTCGGCTTATCCAGCGGATTCCCCTTTGATTTCATCCACTCGACATCTGAAAACTCAAGTCTTCGTCCATATCCGTTCCCGACTTCTTCACCTTTTCCACGGCCAATTAAGGCAGTAACAATATTTGTACGGTCTTTTTGGTGAACAATTTTCAAAACTTTCTCACCATATTCAAAGCGCTTATTTGTTATTTTCCCAATTTGGTCATAGCAATTAATGATTTTTTTAGTAATCTTATTTCCTGTAATTTCAATTGAAAAGGTAAACTCTGCACCTAACTCTTGTAGAGCTTTTAGAGCTTCACGCATGGAAGTATAGTAGAAAGTACTGGAAACTGTTTTAATTGGTTCACAGACACCCAATACCCAGTCGCAACCTGAATCAGATAAAAGCTGATTAATCACATAAGAAAAAGACCTATTTTTAGGTCTTATATCTTTAATAATAAAATTATCCAGTTCATCGACTGCAAAATTTACAGCTTCAAATGAAAGCAGATTATCTTCATCTTTTACGGTTAAAATTCGATATAAAGAAAACTCTTGTTCTTTCGTATCATTGACTGCAATATAGTTGGCATCTTTAATTGTTTCATCAAAAGGTAAATTAGATGATAGCGTGTCATTCATTAGTTCAGAAGCATTGGTTGTGATTTCTCTTGTCTGAACACATTCTATGAATTCATGGGAATCATAACTTTTGATGACTTGTTGCATCTTATCTAAAAATAAGATATTACTCACTAAAGCACCGCCTTTCTATATTGAATCGTTAACTCATAGTTTGAACTTGAAAAATCTGTTCCAGTTGTCAGTCTGATATTTTTAAAATCAGAATCAAGATCTAAGAGGTTGTTATTTACTTTCCCATTAAGAAGAGTATCGCCTGTTTGAAAATCAAATTCCAAAAGGTCGCCATTTTTAGCTTGCGATGACTTCAAGCGATAACTTCCATCAGTTGCAATTAAACCATCTGTCAATAACTCGAATGATAGCTTATCCGGTTTAACTGGGTAAGGTAAAACTTCAATGACCTTATTTTTTACACTTTGAGTTTTTCCGTGTTTAAATGGATCGCTACAAAAGACAGTAAAACTTGAAATGATTGAATTAGTATCTCCTGGCACATTATCTGCAGTTTGGAAACGGCCATAAAAAGTATATTCCAAATCATCATGAAAAATAATAGGGACATCTTCTTGACGAATCAAGTAAGCTTTTAAGGTATCAAACTTTTCTTGTAATACTCGAGAGTCCCTATCCTCCAACTTATATTTTATCGTCAGCTCACGAGGAGGATATTTCACGTTGATGATTACTCCTCCCACTTGCAGTTCTTGTGATTCAAAGCTGAGAGAATACATTTCTCGTCCCTCTACAGCCAATGTCTGATAACCTTCTATGAGTTCTTCTAACCAAGTCCCATCATAACTCATAGCACTGGTTGGAATAAAAGGAAGGTTGCGATAATGCTCCCGTTTTGTCGTATCTCTAAACTTGTACATTTCTACCTCCTAAAATTCCATATTTAAGTTAATTGCTTGACCTTGTGCATTAGAAATGTCATCCACAAAGGCTTTAAAGCTTTGGTTACCAAGCTTCACATTGAATAAAGCTGGCTGCTTCCCTTGGTTAAGATTCACATCATGAGAAACTTGACTACTGATTGAGCGATTAGCAGCCGCAACATTTGCTCCTATGTCCACAGAATAGTCAGAGTTAATTGCGTTGGCAATCATATCCCCCATTCCTGAAACATTGGATTGAACATCACGGAAACCTCCAGTTAAACCAGAATTCAAACCATTCATAATGGCATTACCAGCAGGAATTAAAAGTTTTCTGTCGACACGGATTGGCCCTTTATGCTTCCGAATCCAATCTCCAATTCCACTTATAAATTTCATCCCATCTTCCCACTTTTGTTTGAGCCCTTTGACAAAACCGTCAATGATAGCTTTACCAATATCTAGTAAGTTGATGTTTTTCAAGGTATTGAAGATACCAACAACATTATCAATCAAATCACTCACGCTTTGTTTCAAACCGTCCCAAATTCCTTTGAGACCGTTGACCATACCGTTCCATAAGTCAATTGTACCTTGTTTGAGGTTTTCCCAACCTTGTTTCACACCATTTACAATAGCATTGGCAGAATCAACGACCCACTGTTTGAATGATGCCCAAGTGTCTTTGACCCATTGAACGGTTGCGTTCCATAAATCAACGGTACCTTGCTTGAAGGCATTCCAACCATTAATAACACCATTTACGATATCATTAGCGGTTTGGATAATCCAAGAAACAAAAGCACTCCAAGTGTCTTGAATCCATTGGATTGTTGCATTCCAAAGGTCAATCGTTCCCTGTTTAAATGAATTCCACCCATTGACAACCGCTGTAATCATATTTTGAACAGTAGTAACAATGAAAGTAGTAAGTGTTGTCCAAGCAGTTTGAGCCTCCAACACCAAAGTATCCCATATATTTTGGATGACTCCCCATAAACCTTGGAAGAATCCACCTACAATTTGAACGAATGTCGATACAATGGTTTGAATCGAATCTACCATTGTTTGCCATAACATTAGAGCATCTTTTTTCAGTTGTTCAAAATTACCTGTTATAAGGTCAATCAAGAGTAAGACTGGACCCATTACAACTGTTTTTATCGCTTCCCATGCAGAACTAAAGATTGTTTTAACTTGGTCCCATAAACCAGAGAAGAAAGTAAGGAGCGGTTGAAAAATCTCTTTATAAGCGTTAAATAGGTTTACAATTGGCTCTAACATCTTTGAACCGATGCTTTTTGCGCCGCTGACAATTCCGTCCCAGAGATTTGAGAACCATTTTTTAGTGTTGCTCCAGGCATTTTGGACACCGTCTGCACCACTTTTGGCACCAGACTTAATATTGCCCCAAATTCCTTTTGCTCCATCTTTAATGCCATTCCACTTATCGGAAAACCACTCTTTCACTCCACCCCAAGCATTTTTAACACTGTCAACGGCATCTTTAGCACCTTGGATTGTTCCATTCCAAAGTCCTTTAGCTCCGTTTTTCAGATTATTCCAAGTATCAGAGAACCATTTGGTAATGTCTCCCCATTTTTCTTTGATTGCTTCTGCTGCATCGGACGCAAATTTCTTCACATTTGCCCATACTTCTTTTCCGAATTTAGAAATTTTATCCCAATTTTTATAAACTAAAATTCCTATAGCTATAACAGCCGCTATGGCAGCGATTATTCCTAAAACTGGTAAAGAAATAGCAGTAAAACTACTCCCAATTAGAGCAAGTCCAGAACGTAAGGCTAGAAAGCCGACTTTTACTCTTTGTAGAATAACAACAGCTTGCCCAAATATTACTAATAAAGGTCCTATTGCAGCTACTATCAGCCCAATTGTAACTATCATCTTTTGAACAGGCTCAGGAGCAGAAACAAATTTATCAACTAATCCTGAAATTGAATCGGCAACTTTCCTAACTGCTGGAGCTAAAACCTTTTGAATAACTATTGCAGCTGACTCAAATGCTCCCATCATTTGTTCTAATGATGAGTTCATATTATCCTGCATTGTTCTAGCCATTTCATCTGCAGCACCGTCTGAATTTTTAAGAGACTCAGTTAGTTTCCCTAGCTTATCTGGCCCTTTATCAATTAATGCCATCATTCCAGATAATGATTCTTGCCCATATAGTGTGACCAAAGCATTTTGTTGTTGTTCGGGCGTTAAACCTTTAAAAGCATCTTTTAACATGCCAATTTGGTCTTTTAAAGGTTTCATTTTACCTTCTGAATCATAAAACGATAAACCAAGTTCATCCATTTTAGCTTGCATCATATCAGTCGGTTTCGCTAATCTAGAAAGTGCTCCTCGAAGTGACGTACCAGCTTGAGAACCTTTAATACCTGCATCTGACATAATCCCAATTGCTGCAGATACTTCTTCAATTGAGAGCCCCATAGAATTCGCAACAGGAGCGATATATTTCATCGCTTCTCCCATATCTCCAACTTCTGCATTCGTATCTGCGGCAGCTCTAGCAAATACATTGGCAACGTGGCCAGATTGACTAGCATCAAGATTAAATCCTCTTAAAGCTGTTGCAGCATTTTCAGAAGCCAGTGCAACATCACCACCAGAAACAGCAGCTAAGTCTAAAAGTCCAGGCATTGCTTCCATTATTTCTTTAGCGTTAAAACCAGCAGAAGCTAAATTTTCCATGCCTGCGGCTGACTCTTTCGCACTAAATGCTGTTTTTGCTCCCAAGTCAATTGCTTGCTGTCTAAGTTCCTCGAAGCTTGACCCTGTTGCACCAGAAATGGCTTTAACACGGCTCATTTGAGCTTCAAAGTCTCCACCAATTTTTGCGGCAGCAACCCCAATCCCTACAATAGGTAGTGTAACTGCTTTAGTCAACGTTTTACCTGTTGATGTAGCAACTTGACCTACGGTAGACATCGTGCTATTAGTGTTATTTTGGAAGTTTTGAACTTGTTTAGCAGCATCTTTAAACGTACTAACAAAATTATTATCAGTAGCCTTCAAATAGGCTTGTACACTAAAAGATTCCATATTTTTCCTCCTTTCCTAGTTATTTGCTTTTTTCATGAGGTCAATTAATTTGTTATCCTTTTTAAACTTATTCTCTGGACTTTCGATTCCTAAAATTTCATTTTCTAGTTTTTTCTTGTCAAAGAATTTTTTAAATGTTGGATAAACTGGCTTTTTACCTTGTTGTTTAGTTGCTTGAACTTGCCAATTGGCCCATGCTTGTTCATAAATGAATTCTTCTTCGTCCAAAGTCCTCAACTGAAAGGCAATGGAACGGATTGAATATTCTCGAATTGTCATGCGTTCAAATACAGATAAGTCTTGGATTCCGAAACACCGTAAGAATCTAATCATCATTGACTCATAAGTGTCCTCCGAACTTTCAAACTTTTCGGCTATTTGGTCATTTTTGCTTTGATTAACTTTCCCGTATTGCTTTCAGTAATTTCTTTCAAAACATCATCAAATAATTTTTCAATATCTTCACACTCATCAATAAAATCATCAATATCGCCTTGAGAAAGTTTAGGCGTTTCTGTTCGATTTCCTAAAAATAATACATTCGACAAAGTTGCAATGTTAGCCATCTCTAGTTCAGGGATGATTTTAACAGCAAGTGCTAGACCAAAAGAAACACCATTTTGTTCAATTACTAAATTTTTATCGAGTTCACGTACAAACTTTACTCCAAATTTAAAATGCACTTGTTTGCCTTTAATTGTTAATTCCATTTTGAATCTCCTTAAAAAAATAAAAGAGAGTCTCAGCTCTCTTTTAATTCGTTTTTTATTATCCAGCGTCCCTACGGTCGCTTAACCGATTACTGGGTCACTATGGTGTAATTTCTATTGCTGTATCTTTGAATACATACTGAACAACATCAGCTTGTTCAGCTGTGAGTGTAGCATAGCCCTTTTGAGGTTTACCAAACACTCCGAATTCCAAACTTAGCTCAAGCGCATCTTCAGAATTAGGTTCATAAGAAAAACTTGTAAGATAAGCACGAAGATATTTCGCTTTGTACTTGCCAGTGTTTGCAGTGTCTGTTCCTTTTTCAGCTTTATCAATTTCCCAAACTTCAATGATATCGCCATTATCCATAGCTTCATCCATTTCGTCAAGATGTGGGTCTCCGTTTGCCGCAATAGATGTGGCAGACAAACTGTATTCAATTGCTGCAAGAGCGCCGACGGGCCCATCTTTGGTTGCTGTAGTGTTATAATCTCGAGTTTTTTCATTAGAGTGATCTTCTTGGAAAGCCATTTTCCAAGCTGCTTCTTCTGTTGCTTTACTAAGCAAACGATAGAGCAAAATAATATCTTTACCCTGTTTTGCTGTTAATTCTGTCATATTAAATCTCCTATCTTAGTCTAAATTCTAAGTTAATCAATGCTCTTTTGAGCGGTGTACTTGTTGATGTATCATCCATCATTTGAATGGTACTTGCTTGTAAATTCAAAGCCCAAGAATAGCCATCTGTGGAACTTATATTCAATGCTTGATTAAATATATTACTTGCCATTTTTGAAGCTAGTACACGACCTGCTTTTTCGGCTTTATTCCAAACAGACAATGAAAGACTTACTGTGCCTTTGATATCTGTTTTATTTGGCTCATTAATTATCTGAATACTTTCCATTTCAACAAATGGATAGCCCACTTCATTCATTTGCTTATAATCATAAACGGTATAACCCAAGGCTTGGACTCGTTTGAACATTTCATCAAAAATAGATTGGTCTCGAGTTTTAATCATTTGAGTAACCTTTCTAAATCTTTAATGAATACGCCCTTTTGCTCATTATAAGCTGGTTTTACAAAAGGTTGAGCAGGTTGAAAACGAGTTCCATATTCAACGTATGCGGAATAATCTGTGTGTGGCCCAGCTTGTCCGCTGAATCCACCTTCTGTCAACTCCATTTTTATGGATCGTTTCATATATCCGGTATCAACTGGAACAAGTTTCTGCATATTCGCTGTCATATTTGAAGTGTTAGACTTTACAACTTGTTGAACATCCTTTAAAGAAGCTGCTTTATCCAAATGCTTTATAAGCTGGTCAATCCCTTTTATAGATAAGCTAGATTTCATTGACTTACCTCCTGCAAAATAAAAGTGTTTCGCTCACTTGGATTGCGGTAAGTCATTAAAGCCCACTTTTTATTATCAAACTCAATGTAATCATATTCTGGCATAGTAAAAAGGGGCATCATTCGCATGACTTTCGCCCCTTGTTTAATATCTCCAAAAATTTTTGCACTTCTGTCAGTTCCAATATCAGTGATATTTGCACTAAAAACAGTTCTGGCAGGCTCTTTTTCAACCCATTCGCCTAAATCGGGGTCATAGTGGGAGTCGGACGATGTTTTGATAAAAGTAACTTCATCTAGATATCTCAATACAATCTGAACCTCCCAATCTTCTTATCGCCCTCAGCTTCTTTTGATTTTCGCCACGATTCAATTTCATCGGCATACTCGTCAAAATCAGATTCTGAAAAGGTCATGCTTAGCCCTTCTTGTGAGTAGGACTGCATGCCTTCTTGTCCGATACGATTAAAACGCTTCAAGGAAACGTCCAAAACAACATATTCGAGTTCTGGCGGTACTTCTTCAATGTCAGAACCAAGAATAAGCAATAAACGTTCACGAGTGCGTTTTTCGATTACTTCCAAGCGCTCATCCGATGAGCCGCCTAAAAGCTTTTTTATATCATCAGTGATAGTCATAAGCAACTCCTAATTTTGAAATCAAATCTGATTTCTTATCGTTTTTTGTGTATTCTATCCCTTTAGTTTCAAGAAGCTCTTTTAGCTGATTAACGGTAAGCGTCGTTAGTTCATCATTTTTCACTTGCTTGGTCGCATTTATGTTTTCATATTTATGCAAGTGGCGACTTAGTAGCCGTCCCATTATGCACCAGTCGTAAATGTGACATTAACAACTTTTGTTAAATCATAGAGATACGCTGCGTAATGTTCATCTGCAGTAATTACGGTTGTTTTAGTAACAATATCACGGTCAGTTTCTACCTGAACTCCACGTTTTAAAACTAATTTCAAAGCTGGGCTATTTGAAACAATCTTGAACAATAGAGCTGAACCCTCAGCTAGTTTTTTAGATCGTACAATTTGAGCGCCTAAAACATCAGCGTAAGTTCCATTAATAAAAGCATTTGCTCCTACTTCTGAACCAATTTTTTGTGCGTTTGCATCTTTACGAATTTTTGCCGCATCTTTAGGATTGGCGATAAGAACATAGGCTTGTGCATCCTCATCATCAAAAATATCCAATGCAGCTTGAACTCCGTCAACGTTTGCTGTAGTAGAAACAGTTTGAGTGGTAGTCTTAGCTGCGCTCAATAAGTCGTCATCGACTTTATTTGCAATAGATAGCCCAAGTTGTTTATTAGATTCTCCAATTGGATCACCATAACCAGATAATACGGATTCATCCGTGATTTCTGTACCTTTTGCAGCTTTTTTAATTGTTACTGACTTAGCAGTAGTTCCGATTTTATCTAACGGAATAGCTCCGCCTTCTGCAACATCAGAAGCATCACCAATATAAGTAAAAGCTGGGAATTTCAAAGTATTACCTGGTTGCCCTTGAAGTGTTGTATCAACTTGTGCAAGAGGTGCAAACCGAAGTGCTTTATTCAATTCGTATGAAACAATTGGTGCAAGCACCTCTGGATTTACTAAGTCTGCGAGTGTTGTTTTTGTATTTGCCATTTTAATAGCCTCCTGTTATTTTTTTAAATTCTTCTGGATTAGATTTTGCTAACTCAGCTTTTTCAGCATAAGTCATTGAATCAAATTTATCTTTATCGACTGATATTACATTACCCGGAACACGTTTAGGTGTTGTCCCTGTGTTTCGTGCTTTTTCCCATTGTGAGCGTTGATTATCAAGCAAATTGAGGAAAGTTTTTACATTGCTGTAAGTTTTTTCTTCGTCAACATCAACTAACAATCCTAATTCAGCAGCACTCAAAGCAATTCCACTTTCTTTCAATACTTCATCAGCTTGGCTGGTAATGTTTGAAATTTTGATTTGTGCTTTAAGGCTTGCGATTTCATCGTCTTTAGCTTTTTGAAGTTCGGCAGCTTTTTCTTCGTCAGATTTTTCTTTAACTGATTTTTTGCCACCTTTTTCAAGTTCTTCAATACGAGCCATCGCTTGGTCAAGCTGTGTTTTTGTTTCATTTTTTTCAGCTTGCTCTTTGCCGATTCGTTTTTGAAGCTTTTCGACAATTTTGTCATTGTCAGTTGATTGTTCTTGTTGCTCTTCTTCATTCGTTTCTGTTTCAGTTTCTGAACCAACTTCAGACGTCTCATCAGCTGCTTCTTCTGCGAACAGTTGCAAATTAAGGGGTAAAAGTTCTGTATGTTCCATTTCTGGTTCCTCCTACTCGCATTTAAAGACTTGGGAGTCTGATTTTCTCGTGTTTTATTTAGTGTCCACAACATTCGGAAACGGACAATAAAAGCGAATATCAGTGACAAACGCAATTACATTTAGCGAATTTCTCATCCTTTAATTGATTTACCTTTAGCTTCTTCCTTAAGTTTAAAAGAATATACTTCATTATTTTCTTTGAGATTATCTAATCCGTCAACCTTACCGTAAAACGTTACTGTAATTTAAGAAAGATTATCCAAGCCTGTTTTAATTTCGATATTTTTTAAGTGTTTCAGCTTTTTTTCGTTAACGATTAATCCATTATCAATTTTAATTTGGTTATAAAAGTCATCTTTCATTTTTTATTTCCTTTTCTTTTATTGCGCAATTCTTCAATCGCTTTGTCAGCTTCTGCCCTATCGTCAAACGCTTGTTTGTATTCATCTTGACTGATTACTCCACGATTAAATAAACTATCATAAAAAGCTTTATCATCAACATGCGGTGCTGTGCTGCATCTACAGAACGGGTGCATGTTAGGTGCATTAATACCAGGCGACATATCTTTAATCTTGAATATTTTACCATTCAATGCCCCACAGATAGGGCAAGCTGACGGTTCAGCAATATACTCATAACTTTCAATATCCGCTTTTTTATAGCTTTCTTCTTGAATAGCCGTTTGAACTCTCGTTGTTTCTGATACTAGCAATCGTTGTGCGTTGTAAGTCGCATTAAGCTTTCCTTGTTCAGTCATCAGCCTTTTAAGTTGTGGGGCTAGTGCTTTCGGATTGATTCCGCCAGTTACTGAACGAATGAGAAGTTTTTCAATATCAGCTTTCAATTCAAATTGATATTGCCAAAGTTTGTCAGAGAAACTGGCAAATCCTTCGACCTTATAACTTCCATTAAGAACTGATTCAACTAAACTGTTATAGCCTTTCTTTGGAACGCTTAAACCAAGAATTCCGGCTTGTCTTTCAAATTCTGTGAGAGCTGCACCAGTCAAATTCTTTGAGAAATATTTGTCCAAATCGTCAAATACAGAAATAAGCTCCAGACCAATATTTGCTTTCAGAAGTTCTAAACGATTCACTCTCATGGTCAAGTTATAAAGTTTCAACACTTGATTTGCTTGGTGCGAAAAGTCTTTTTCTTCTACGTATTTCTTAGCTTTATTGGCAAATGCTTTGACATCCATTTTATCCGCACGTTTCATGGCTTCACTAATAGAAACCCCTTGACCATTCGCAAAGTTCTGCCAGTTGGCATTGATTTCTTTTTGAATAGCCTCTTGAGCTTCAAATAGCTTATCCATGATTTGTTTCATGCGTTTAGTATCATCTTTGATTTGTTGCGCCTGCCACGCTTGCTCACGTTTTTTCCAGTAATCAGGAGTTTTCATAAGTTACTCCTCATTGGTTTGAGAAACCGCTGCGTCCGTTCCCTTTTCACTAGGTTGCTTGTCCTTGTCAAAAATAGCTGTAGAAGATTCTTCTTTTTTGATTTTTTCCATTTCAGATTGGACATCTGGAATAACAGAGATGACACTCAAAGCAGTCTCTTGGCTTGTAATTCCCATAAGAATATTAGCAGTCTCAGCTTGCTCTTTAATATCTTTAGGCTCATTACGTGTAAAGGTGTACTCAATATCTTTCCAAGCATCCTTGTTTGAAACATTTGTACTTAACTCACAATATAATTTGTAACGGCTATTCAATGAAGATTGGAACTTACGTTGAAATGACAAAGCTAAGTTGCTCATTGCTTGAAGCTTGTAAGCTAACGAGACACCACTTGATGACCCGAAAGATTCATCAGAGATATTCGCAACCATTGTTGTTTGGAAGATTAATTTAGTCAGTCTGTCCAATAGATTTTCCGTTTGAGAATCACTATCCGGCTTTTCTAAGAATTTAACATCTACATTTTTCGCTTCGGAACTCTCGCCATAATAATTAATAACACGGTTACTACGAATGTTTTTCAAGTCCTCTTCTTCAACTGCAGCACCTAAGAATGCCAAGTACTGATCGCTGAAATAATCAACATCATTTGCTTTTTCACTAATTGCTTTGTTAAAAGCGTTGACTAATGAAATAACAGATTCAAAGATACTCATCCGTTCTTCGTTGAAATAGAACTCTACAACTGGCAAATCTGGATATGGGTTGTAAGTCTTTTCTCCAAAACTAATCTCATCATTTTCTCCGCTGATTTTAATAGTTTCAAGTAGAGTATAAACTTCTCCTTGAAGTTTTTTGTCCTCGTCAATACCATATCTCACGGCAAATAAAGGCTCTTGTTTGACTGTATCGTCATAGACCATAAACATATTTTCTGGACCATTATAAACAACATTCGTTTGAGTGTCCTCGTCTTGATACAAGAGCTCAAACGCTCGACCATAAATACAAGCCATCTTTGCAAGCTCTGACTCTTCATCTTCCATGTCATTCAGGTTATCAAATTCTTGCAGTTTAGAAAGTATTTCTTTATCTGAATGAGACTTTTTAACTGGAATCCCATTGAAGTAGCCTGTGAAAGTATCAACAATATATTTAGTGAAGTTAACAGCTAAACGATTATCTGGTTTCCAAGGGTCTTTTGCCGGTTCATCATCAATAGTCATAATTCCAAGATACATATTTTTTAAGTACTCATACCGAGCAACTTCTAATTTATGTTTTTCCATGAACTTGTTAACCACTTCAACTGTGATTGGTTCATCTTTTGGAAATGTCATTAATTTAGGTGGTTTGTATTTCAATTAGAATCCTCCTTTGAAAGATTTTAGTTTTGCTTTACGAGTTGTCATTGTCTCAGCAATCCCGGTTGTTGCATCTGGCGCATCATCATGTTTATTTTTACCTTCACGTTGATAAGTCGTCATTGCTTGATAGTATTCTGGAAAGCGAGTCCGCCAGTCATTTGGAAATCGAACGTGCTGCTCTATCCAGTAACTATTGGAATAAATTCGGGCTTCTTTATTATTTCCTTGGAAGAAATCTTCTACAGCACAAGCAACTTTACCTTGAATCTTATCTCTGACAGAACGAGCAAAAGACCGACCGCCATTGTTACGCTCGATTCTTGATGCATTTACTCTGTTATTAATTAATTGATTGGCCACTGCGTTTTCTGTGTATTCCATCGGCTTTTGAGTGTAAATAATATCCAACACATCCGCAAAGCCGTCTGAGGTTTCACCCCACACAATCGAACAGAGATAGTCTTTCCCAGTGTCTGCAGTATCGCAATAATTCCAAATCTTTTTGTACTCTGAGCGAGCGTTGTAGGTTTGGAACTCACTATATAATCGACCTTTGACATCAATCGGTTCTTGTTGGTAGTTGGCGCTGGCAATATCAGCACCCATTGTTTTTACTTTGCGCTTATAATCTTCGAGTGTCAGAACATCATCACAAAGCATTTCATTCGTTTGCTCATTAAAAGCCTTAAAATTAATATGCTTTACTCGATAGCCATTCTTAGGCAATTCACGCAAAGCCCGTCCAGCTAAATCTTCACTATGCCAACGAGTCATATTGATAATAATCTTTCCGCCTGATTCCAAACGTGAAAGCATGGTATTAACAAACCAGTCCCAATGTTTTTCTAGAACTGTCGCATTGTTGGCTTCCTCAGCATTCTTAATAACATCATCTATGATAATAATGTCAGCACCAAAACCTGTTGCAGTACCTGTTGGAGAGGTTGCCAGATAGTTGTTATAACCGTCCGACAAACTCCAAAGGTTTTTCGCAGCATCTCCATATTTTATTGCAGCATCGAAAATATCGGAGTAAACGATTTTGTTTTCGTCTGCTTTTTCTTCTTGAAGTGTATTACGAACATTTTTAGAAAAGACAGTAGATAAAGTTTCGTTATATGAACCAGTCATGATTTTCTTCGTGTGGTCATTACCAAGCACCCACTCTACAAATTTACCGAGCGTGAGCGACTTCCCGTGACGTGGCGGAAGATTCAAAACTAAAACATCGTGTTCATCATCATTTAGAAACGACTGAAACTCTTCACACATCGTCACTAGATAAGTCCTATCTCGTTTATAAAAGCTTGGCATGATGAGATTACAGTAATCAAAGAAAAAGCGCTTGGACAGCTCAATTTTTGCCCCTAGCGCTATTTTATCCATCACGACTCGCCAACTTTCTAAGCTCTTCAGTTGATAAATCTACAAAAGGATTGGTTTTGACTGAACCAGATAATTCAACTTTGTTTGTATAATCGCCATCCATTTTATTAAGAGTGTCAATTGCCTTAATCATGTCAGCTTCTTTTTCGGCATTTTTAGCTATCTCTGATAGAGTGACCATTCGCTCTTTACGAGTCATAATCGCAGCATCTTGAGCTTCTTCTTGAAGTTCTTTATACCTTACCAAAACCTTACCAAAAAGTTCGCTTGCTTTTACATCTACAGTTGAATCTTTCCACTTTGATGATTGCTTAAATGCTTCTCTGTATGCTTTTCGTTGGCTCATGCCAGAAATTAGGCATTGAACAAATTTTTCGTGTCTTGCATTTTCTAATACTGGCATTTAATCTCCTTTCCAACAATAAAAGGCTGCCCAATGGACAACCTGTAATAAAATATAATAGCAAGTCAGGGAGTCGAACCCTAACAAGCTTATGAAGCAAATTCAAACCGATACTTATGATATTTTGTGCTTTTGCCTTTTACTTCATAATACCAGTATATCAGCAAAAACAAGGGTTGAGGTGCCAATTTCATGCCAAAAACGTGCTATTTTTCTCCCAATTTGTCCCATGATTTCAGATAAAACTAATAATATGAGGGTCAATGTCTTTTCTAAAGCGATAATAAATAAACTTAGCTTTCTTTTCTGAAATCTCAATTCCTTCGTTATCAAGTTCCATTATCACTCTGTACCAAGTAAGACCACCGTAACCAAAGTGTTTCAGCCTTACAATTTCTTTTTCATTATAAATCAAGGAGTCATACCATAGGTTGAATTGGTACATGAGGTCTTTGAGCTTGATGTATTCCTCATCATTTTCAAGCGCTTCTTTATTTAAAACATGACTTTCAGGCTCCGAACCACCAGAATAAGCTGTACGGATGCCTAAATTATCTACTTTTTGTTTATAAAGATATCTGCTTTCAATTGATTTTATTCTGGCTTCAAGTCTGCCATTTACGTAATCTCCAATAATTCTATCTAACTTATCTGCCATTAATCAAATTCTCCTTTTGTGGTATAATTAAGTTAGAAATTCAGTTGCCGAAGCCCATTGCCGTGGGCTTTTTTGTTTTCATGTAATACCCATAGATTTTAATATCAATCCTATAATCAAACATGACATTGCGAATAAGAGTACATAGTATTTTGTTTTTTCGTAGAAATAAGTAACTCCATGAGTAATTGGTTTATAAATACTTCTATCAAAAGCTTTACCGGCTTTTTCTATGAAATTACAGACCATTTCCATTTTATTCCCTCCAGTTGAGTTTAGCGAGTTCCTAGCTCAGTATGATATAATACGTGTGACCACAAAAAAATATAGAAAATATTTTTTATCACACCCGCTCGAATTTGGTCAATTCGGGCATTTTTATTTTGGAATAAATTATTGGTCTGTGTGCTATAATGTTGATGACCAAAATAAAAATCGCAGTATTCTTCAGTATTTCGCTCGAACTTGGTCAGTTCGGGCATTTTGTTATAATTAAAGATTTTTTAATAAATCAAATTTTATAGTTGTCAATTAATCAGTGGTATAATAAATGTGACCATTTAATATTAACTAATAATTTTTACAACAATCGCTCAAGCTTGGTCAACTCGAGCTTTTTTGTTATAACTTATTTTTATTATGGTATAATGTAGTAGACCTAAATTTTAAGAAT